CATTAAGCCATTGATAGTAATTTATTTTTCCCATGATATATTATTTCAATTTATATAAACATATTAAATAGATAAGCACGCTCTTGAGAGCGTGCAAGATATTAAAAGAAAAAAGGATAGAAATTAATCTATCCCTTTTAAATGAATTATTATCTATTGCTGATTGGTTGTATAATATTTGTTGACCAAGATTGGTTTGTCCAAACTGAACCATCTATTGCTCTATATGCAGAAACTGCTGAATCAGGTACATATATTACAGGAGGACAATAATCATGGAATACTCCACTATTTTGATTTGTAAATGTTGGAGGTGTTGTTCCTTCGAATATCACCTCTGTTAAGCCATTACAACGAGTAAAGGCCCAGAAACCTATCTCTGTTACACTTGATGGAATTGTAAGAGTTGTCAACTTGGCTGTTTCCATAAACGCCTCATGCTCTATTGTTGTAACTGTATTACCAATTGTAAGTGCTGTTAATGTTGTTTTAACATTTGTGAAACAATACATTCCAATAGTAGTGGTCGCATCTCCAACCATTCCTTCAACTGGATATGGACTTGTCCAATTGGATTGGGTTAATGTGGTAGTGCCGTTGTTTATTATTACATCATTACCATTTGCATCAACACCACAGAAGTTGTATGAACAAGCACAGTCTGGTGAGCCACTTTCAATCAAGTCACCCTTCGCATACTTTGATGATGGCGAGAAAGTTCCGTCAGCTTGTCTGTCATACTCTTGCATTTTCTTGTATTTATCTCCGTTATCACATATGTATTCACCACTTACTTCAACATATGAGTACTTTGTTAGCCATTCATTTCCATCACAGAACATATAGTCTTCAGCTCCTATTGTAGCAGACATTCCATACCAAGGGCATTCATAAGCCTCTGCTTCTGTCATTGTATTGAAAGTAAGATTGTCTGGCGGGTCTTCTCTTACAACATATTCCAATGGGTAGTCATAACCACCTCCAACTTCTACATCTGTTACATTTGAAGAACCAGTTAGAGTGCCACTAGCCACATTATAAACAGATAAAGAAACCTTATCGAATAGACCATAATGACCATTCATGTCAGTCCAAGGTATGAAGTCCTTAACAAGTGTGTCACCATCATAAAACTTGAGGTAATATGTTCTGAACCTATCAGAACCACTTACACCAAGATACAATGGGTTTGTTCTGCTAGCTGATATTGTTGAGCCAGTCTTAGATGCACTTGTTACCATATTCTTGATATAGTAGTTGCCATACTCATATTCATAGAGTGTGTTTTTCCTACCATTTGAAGACCAAGATATTCTACTGCTACCCCAATCAAAATACGCTGTTGTACTTGCAAAGAACATTCTACAGTCATTATTGTCTGGCGTTGTTCCATCTTCACCAATCATACTTCCGCCACCGTTATTGGTTGAATAGAACTTAAACTGCATCTTTGAATTAGTTTTCCATACATAGTCAAGATTAATCTTACCACTATGTGATGAATCCTTTTCAATATATTCTGGAGACTTAATTGTTATTGAACTTCCACTTACCTCGCCAACATTAACCCAACTGTTACCGCTGTATTGATATTCATAGCCGTTGTCAATGGTAAGTTTTCCCTCATAGTAGGTAATGGTTCTACCACTGCCATAGACACCATATTCCTCATACTGATTGAGGTTGTTAAGTTTATACCATTTCTCATCAGCCTTATTGAATACATCAACAAATTCTGTATCTGAATATTGTGATATATCATCAACAACAGCATAACATGGTGTCTGTGATGGCGTTCCACCTGATGTTGTAATCTTATAATAACAAACTGCGTTATTTCTATACACCTTAATTATATCAGATGTATCGAAATACCAGTCATTTATTGTATTTGAATTATATTTTATCATATCTATTAACTATTTGGTATTGCCTGGATTCTTGAAGCATATGTTTTCCAATTATTAGCTGATTTATAATTATTTACCAAATTTGCTGGAACATATATTGGACAATTGTTGGTATTTGCCAAAGCATTTGTGTTCCACAAAGAAACTATTCCATTTTCTCTTAATATCTTAATGTATTGAAGAGAAGTACATCCACTGAATGCACCAGCATCTATTGCTCCAGCTCCAGATGGAAGGGTGATATTTTTAAGTTTGTTACACCCTTGGAAAGCATTACTACTAATATAACCACTATAATATTCTGGAAGTGTAACAGCCGTTAAACTTGTACACCCTCTAAAAGATTCACTAGAACAATAAAAGACATTGTTTGGTATAATAACTTCTTGTATATGTGTGAAGTTTTTAAAAGCACCATTATATATTCTGCCAAAACAATCCCCTAATTCTAATCTATATGTTGTCGAAGCATATGATTGGGTTTCAGCACTTGTTAGATTAAGCCCACTACTAGCTGAACTTCTTGGTATTTCAGTTAATAAAGTTCCATTGGAACTATACAATCTTGCTTTATAATTAATTGTTTCTTGACAATTTGGTTCATATGTTGTAATTATATTGCTTAAACCATTCCAGCCTTTTGAAATTCTATATGAATGAACACTATTACAAGGAACTTTAATTTCAGTTAAATGTTGTGGTGCTGTATATCCATCAACATACAAAGGTGGAACTATAGTTGTTATTGTTAATGCTGATAAATTATCATCCAAACCATATGTACCAAATATGATAGTATTAAAACTTGTAATACAATTTCCAAGCCATATATCAGTTGCTCCACTTACAACATTGTTTTTTTTAACTTCGCCATTATTATATCCACATCCCATTATAGTAACTTCTCCATTGGAATTGAATGACTTAATCATAAGTTCTGAATCTTGTGTTGTATTCCATTCCTCATTGCTAGTGTACTTATATACTTGACCATTTGTATAACAATACTGTCCAACACCAACTGTAGGACAAGAAACAGCCTCCATATCAGCAACACTTGAATATGTCAAAGCTGAAGAAGGTGTTGTCTTTGCAGAATATTCTACACTTGCTTGCTTTGAACCTACAATAAGATGCATTGGTGTTGAATTCCAATAATTAATACTGTTAATGACAATGCTTTGTGGTGCTTCAGAAGGTAAAGATAGATAGAAAAACTCACCATCATTTGTTACAGTACCTTCATAATAACTGCTACCTTCATATATATAATCTGCCATTCCACCAGTATCAAGCATTATAGATAAGCGTCCACCATCGTTGTCTCTAATTCTCAAATCAACCCATCCAATTGATTCAACATCAGCATATGGTATCTTGAAAGTGGTTGATAGTTCTTGACCAACATAAGGTGATGGGTTTGTATCATCAATGGTATAAGTCACTGATGAGTCAACATAAGAGCCAACAATGCTCCAAGAGCCACCACTGTATTGATATTCAGTTGTTCCAACTACACCTAATTTTCCTTCATATGTGGTTGCTGATGCAATGTCACTTACAACATCATATATGCCATATTCCTCATATTGGCTAATGTTATTCTTCATATACCATTTTGCATCACTCCAGCTATAGACTGAATCATATGTGGTTGAAGCATATTGAGAAATTGGTTGTGGAATGATTTCATAACAAGAACTTACTGGTGTTGGTGGTGTACTTTGTGGATACAACTTAACGTTACCTAAATAAATCTGAACTGAATCAGAATTACCTAGGTAAAATTTATCAATTGTCAAACCTCCTATATTTATTTGGCTCATATTTTATCCATTTATTACATACAAAGTGTTTGCATCATAGTTAGGACTAAGAGCATCATAAGCACTTTGTGTTATTTTTTTAAGTTTCAATCCATCCAACTGTGTATAAACTGCACCACCAGCCACAGCATTTGTACTTCCACTGATAATAGTCTGGTCTACACTTCCACCACCTTGAATATCGATATTTCCACTACCAAGAATGCTCTCATTGTTAATGGTTTTGATATTTGTTCCACTAACAAGGGTATCTTGCTTTGTAGATGTTGCAGCAGTTATTGCATTGTCAGTCTCAGTCTTGGTATAGGTTGTTGCAGTATCTGCTTTGCTTGCTAATGCTGTTGTATTTGCTACAACTTGGTCTATTAAAGGTGTTGCTGATGGAACAACTGCTTTATATACATAATTGTCATCACCCGTTGACCCTACCATAATTTTTGTAACATTTGTAACGGTTGGATAGGTGATTATAACAGTTGTACCACTTATTTCATAGCTTGCACCATCGAATGAATTATCAACATCTATATTACTATCCCAGATATGAATCTCTATACTACCCAATTTTTGGTTATCACTATTATAGAAGAATATAAATGTACCACTACTTTCATCAACTTCAACGTTTAATTTTGTGCATCCATTCGGATAATTGGTTGAATACCCATTTTCAAATGTCAAAGTTGTTTCACTCTCACCATTAACAAATCTTAATTCAGAATATAATGCTTTACTTTCAACAGCATTTGTTGAGCCGCTTGTGATTGCACTTTCAACAGTGCCACCACCACCTGTTGCAGAGATAACATTATCAACGATGGTTATGTTTGTACCAGCTGATAAAGTGTCTTGTTTTCCTGATAATGCTGTTTCAACATTGCCTGAATAAGTATCGAATGTTGATGTATCAACCTTTCCTGAAACAGCTGCATTGATTGCAGATTGGGTCTGTGCTGATGTCCAATATAATGATATATCAGGTGATTGAGCATCAGTTATAATATAGTAGGTATTGGCACTTACAGTTCCAGCTGAAACCAATGCATCATATTCTGCTTGGGTTAGTTCAACTGTTGGGCTTCCACCTCCACCAGTTCCTTGTATGGTATATACTGTACCACTTAATTGTATTGAATCAATTATATTATTTGACATATTAAAAAAACGTTTTAATAAACATATGAAAAAATAATACTATTATAGTAACAAAAAATGATTCACGCTTCTAAAAGCGTGAATCATTAACATTATATTATATTCGCAAATAATTAACTAAATATTAATGTCGTACCTGATACTGTTGGTAACGTCTGAACATCAATATTTCCACTGCCTAACAATGAATTGCCATTTATGGTTTTAATGTTTGTGCCTGATACCAACGCATCTTGCTTTCCACTCCAAGTTGATTTCTCTGATGTTGTTACATGCACATTAGTGTTTGAAGTGTGTAAATCCAATGCATTCTTTATACCTGCAACAGTTGAACTATCTGCTTTGCCTGATACTGCTGCGTTAATTGACTCTGTAACAGCTGTTGTGTCAGCCTTTCCACTTGTTGCCTCTGCTATTTTATTGTCAGTCTGTGCAGTTGTGTAATAATTTGATGCATCAAAGATGTCAGTCAATGGAACGTTGATGTCTTGTTTTCCAGCATCAGTATTGAAACTAATAACAAGACAAGTAACTGATTCTCCACTGATTGTTACATCCTTAATCTCAACGTTCTGAACCATTCCATCGATAAGGAAAGGAGAAGCGTCATATTCGAATACCTTTGTTCCACCAGTTCCACCATGATAGAATTCAACATATTTTGATGTTGAGTTATACTTAACACTGTCAGCATAACCACTAACTGCAGGAATGTCAGTCTTTTGGGCAATTACAGTTGTGTCAATACTAACTGTTTTATTATACATTGTAAAACCACTGTTAAATGAGGCTAATACTGCATCAGTTCCAAAAGTACCATTCCTAGCAATTCCATATCTTAATTGTTTCTTACCATTATCAGATGTTACCCTAACATCTGTGACAGCACTTGCTGCATCTGCTTTTCCTGATATTGCATTTTGAACATCACCTGATGTTTGATAACCTTGTTCTGCAATTGTTTCAGCCAAAGCACCTGTTGCTGCTGTTATTGCGTTATAAATACCTGAACCTTTAACAGCGTTAGTACCACCTGATGTTACACTATCATCAAGACTATGCAATGCTGTTGAATCAACTATATCATAGGTAGTTCCACTAAGTTTAATTTTATCTAATTGTGCCATATTAATTAATATTTTCTGAATTTAGTATTAGAGTTGTATCTTCAACTTTTGTATAATTTGCAAACATTGCATTTGCCTCTAGTTTTGTAAGATAGGCTTCAAGCAATGAATTTGTCTCTTGCTTTGTATATGTATTGAGCAATTTTTCTGTATTTGTTGCAACTTGGGCTGAAAGTGCTTCAACATCAGATTGATTTGCTTTATCTGCTATTGCAGCAGCAATCATTTGTTCAACCTGTTCCCTGGTTACACCACTTGCAGTTACTTGACCCAATAAATAATCAATCTCATCCCTTGTATAATAATAATCAGAATTTGCAAGTTCCATTACTGTCTTTTGAACAGCCCATTGAGACATTGAACAATCAGGTGAAATAACATCCACCATTTCTGTGCAACATCCAACACTAGGAGCAGACCAACTATTAATTATATCATCATAATTATCTATCATACATTAATATTTTTTTATAAACATATGATGGAGAAATTAATCTCCATCATATATTAGGTTGGTATTGCTTGAATTCTATCAGCAAATTCTGACCATCCACTAGCTGATTTGTATGCTGATACACTGTTTGCTGGAACAAAAATATCAATTGTACTCATTTTATTTGGATACATTGCGTATTGGCCAAGTGTTGGAGGTGTTGTAGCTGTAATTGTTAATTTGGTAGACCCAGCTTCATCCCATCCTGGATGATTTTGTAAAAAATGTGTACCTATTGAGGTAACTCCACTTCCAATATACACTTCAATATCTGTACCCCTCTCTATGCCTTTTTGGCCAGAACAGAACACACCATTTCCTATTGTTGTTACACTATCAGGAACGGTTATTATAATAGATGAAAAAGAATCAGAGAAATTTGACAAAACATAATTACCAATACTAGTTACACAATCGCCAATAACAGCACTAGCCATTGCTGAATATTCATATCCAACAGGCTTTGTTTCACCTGATGTTAATTCTGTTGATGAATCACAAGCTGCTGAATATGTCTTTCCACCTGAATATGTTGCTCTAAACTTTTGGGCTATTACAGGAGGGACATAACCGCAAAACTCTGAATCGGTTTCAATTAAACTACCTGTTGAAGATGATAACGTTGTCCAAGTTACTCCTGAATCATATGATACTTGGTATTCATCCAAATAGTGTTTATCGTAGCCAACACATGTATAAGCAGTTGATATTGTTCTATACTGTGGAGCAATTGGGCATTCATCACAAACATAATCTTTGGTAATATCAATGTTAACCCATCTGTATATTGCAGTTACAGGAGGAACATAACCACAAGAAGGGTCATTATCCATTTTCTTCACCCTCGGCATTGTTCCTTCTCCATCAATCGAATAAACATTGGGGTAAACAGGAATTGGGGCTTGGCCGCCCCTTTGCTCGTATTTCTGATATAAATAATAACTTGTATTTGCCATATTAATTTATTATTAGTGTATATTACACTAAATTTATCACGAACAATGTTCGTGATAAATTGTTAGCATATTATTTATTAAGGTATTGCTGTTATTCTTGAAGCATATGTTGACCATCCACTTGCTGTTTTATAAGCATCTACAGACTGTGCTGGAACATAAATTGGGCAATCATTAGTTTTACTAAATGCATTAACATTAGACAATGTTGGCGGTGTTGTTGCATTAATTGTTATGCTTGAAAGGCTTATACATTTATAGAAAGCATACTCACCAATACTTGTAACACTATTACCTATTGTACAACTTGTTAAAGAAGTACAATATCCAAATGCGCCATAACCTATGTTTGCAACACTATCAGGGATTGTAATACTTGTTAAACTGCTACAATGTTCGAAAGCGCCAATTCCAATACTTGTAACACTTGAAGGGATTGTAACGCTTGTTAAGCCACTACAACCATAGAAAGCATTTTGTCCAATTGATGTTACATTGCCCAAATTACAACTTGTTAATGCGGTACAGCCATAAAAGGCTTCATATTCAATTGTTCCTCCTTCTAAGTTAATAGTTTGTAAGTCTGTCTGCATGAATGCCTCCTTACCAATGTTTATTGTTCCGCCTGATAATGATTTAACTATTGTTCCTTGAAATGCCCTTTCTCCAATTGATGTGCAAGTTGATGGCAGCACAACATCAACATTTAAACTAGCACATTCCCAAAAAGCATAATCCCCAATACTTGTAATTCCTGATGGGAAATTAATGGAAGTCAGTTCGCTACAATCATAGAAAACGGCACCCTCAATTGAATCCAAATTTGGAGGCAATGTGATACTTTTTAATTTTGCGCATGCAGCAAAAGCGCCATAAATTGTTCTACTGTTGCTACGTTTTACAACACCGCCTACAATTCTTGTTACAGTGTTTGGTATGGTTACTGATGTCAAATGACTTCCAAGATAGCTAACTGCAAAGCACAATTCATCAATGGTTTCAACACAATCTCCAATGAATGCTGATGTCATTGCTGAAACATTATATCCATCAGGTCTTGTTTCTCCTGATGTTAACATTACTGACGAATTACAAGGTAACGTATATGTCATTCCATCAGAATATAGTGCCATTAGTTTTGTGTTTGCAGGTATAATAGGAGTATAGCCACAATCTGTTGAATTTGCCTCAATTAAACTTCCCAATCTGCTATCAGATGTTGTTGTCCATGTTGAACCCCCATCATTTGATGTTTGCTTTATCTGAAGGACATATTTATCATATCCACTCGCTCCAGAACATGTCGTACCTGAGTCAACCCAACGCTCAATATATTGAACACCACAATCAGAACTTTGAGATTCATATAAACTTCCCTTCTGATATTCCAATGGAACAACATCTTGCCATGTTACACCATTATCATAAGATACTTGCTTCTTCTGTTTATAATATTTACAAGTATTTGCCATTTTTATTATATTTTTTTGTTATATTATGAATTATTATCGTGAACAAAATTGTTCACGATAATAATGCTTAATTTATTACGATATTGCTTGAATTCTATCAGCATATCCAGACCATACTTCTGCTGATTTATAAGCGTTTACAGAGCCACTAGGTACATAAATTGGACAGGTTGAGCCATCGAATGTATAAGCAACACTACCACCTATAAGTGTTGGAGGCGTTGTTGCAAGACAAGTTATTGATGTTAATCCACTACAGTTATAGAATGCTTGCCCATCTATACTTGTAACACCTGATGGGATTGTAACGCTTGTTAAACTAAAGCAGTCAAAGAAAGCACTACCACCAATGCTTGTAACACCACTTGGAATATTAATACTTGTTAAGCCACTACAATTAGAGAAAACACCATTACTAATGCTTGTAACACCACTTGGAATATTAATACTTGTTAAGCCACTACAATTAGCGAAAGCATAATTACCAATACTTGTAACGCCACTTGGAATGGACAAACTAGATAAACTACTACAATTATAGAATGTTGCATCCCTAATTTCTGTAATGCCACTTGGAATATTGATGCTTGCAAGGCTTGTACAATCTTGGAAAGCATATCCTAAAAGACTTGTAAGATTATTAGGTAATGTTACACTTGTTAAACTGCTGCAACCATCGAAAGCAAAACCTAAAATCTTTGTTACGCAATCACCAATAACTGCTGATGTCATTGCAGACGCTTCATAGCCAACAGGCTTTGTTTCAGACCGTCCTAGCGTTGTTGAATCATTACAAGGAAGTGAATATGTCTTATCATCTGAATATGTTGCATATATTTTTGTTCCACTTGGCATTCCTTCACATTCATACTTATCGGTTAATACCCAAGAATATGTTACTGCTGAATTACACCACTCAGAATTAGCCTCAACCATATCTCCAAGCCTTGTATTACCTGTTTTTAACCAGTTTGTTCCATTATCATATGAAACCCATTCAAATATGGCCTTAATCTTATTTCCATTAACGCAATAATAAGATTCATTATCCCATTCCCATTTGGTTTGAGAACTGCCACATCTTGTATCGCCTGATGAAATTAAACTTCCCTTTCTTGTTTCATTGGTTCTAACCAAATTATCTTGCGTTACACCTGTATATCTTCTTTCAATATGATATGAATTTCCACTTTCACAGGTATACCCATCCTCTTGAACCCAATTATCATATACCTTATCCTGATGAATTGCGAATGTTGTTGAAGATGATGAACATCCACAGTTTGTTGCAGCAATTGTCCAAGTAATCGCAGATGTATTATAATTCCTAGGAACCTTTACAGTTAATCTATTTGTTCCAATCTCATATGTAAGTCTTGAATCAATGGATGTTATGGTTGGTCTGCAACTTCCATCATAAACAAATGAAACCTCTTGGCCAAGACAGTTTATATAAGCATTTGAAGGCCTTATACAGTTATTATCTTCTATTACCTTTAGATTAATTGGTCTATTGACTGCGCAGCACTTTAACGTTACTGTATTCTCAATAGGTGTTGATGAAGGTGTTGCTGTATTGCATATTGCCACCGTATAATTAGTATTTGCATTACCTGTTGATGGAGTTATGGTTATATTGCTTGGAATATTTATAAAGCTCCAATCACAACTTGTTTGAAGCGTATATGTATTGCAAGTTGCAGAATTAAACTGAATGATTGAAGGTATATTGGTTGTAATATTACAATTTCCGCCACCACAAGATGCATTTGCAAATGTAGCCTCTTCTGTGAAGGTAGAAACTATATTAAATGAAGAGTATTGCGATTCATAACCTTCCATTACTTGATAATTACCAGTAGGGTTTCCAAAATAATCCACTTGCTGTTTTACCAAATATCTTGCAGTGTTATAACCAATACATTCCCAACATATCGTACCATTAACGTTTTTTACCCAGCGCCATCTTGTAGCAGTTGATTGCTCATCTTTCCAATCATTTGCTGCTGTCGTACCATAAAAAGAAGTTTCAACCAATGTAACTGTAATTACATCAGATTGTCCTGCATTTGATGCAGTTTGAATTGTATATGAAGGTTGAAGGCCAAAATTATATCCTGGATAATACTCATTATCATGGCTTTTTGGCGTTATAATAGCAGAATATCTATTTTCAAGAAATTCCAATAATGACCATTGCCAACTTGGTTTATAATTATTAAACGCAATATCAAATGTAATTGTATCTGTTACCTTATTTCCATCGTATACCTCTTGAAATGAACAACTATCGCCTAGGAACTCAACTTGTTTGAAAGGTTCTGTTGAAATAACAGTTTTATCTCTTGTGTCTAGTGTTGCCTTTTCCTTTTCAATTAACTGTAACTTTTCAATGCCATAGACATTTAATCCAAGACATACAGGTTCAACAGCCTCAAACTCAGCATTTAGTTTAAGTGTTGGAAAATTGGAAAGTGAAGAAAATGTAAAATCAGTTTGATTTGTATCTTTTGTTAAATTAAATGTATGTGTTATTCTACTAGGAAAATCCACATTAACCATCCAAAATGTACCCTCATAATCTTCTAAAATAGCATAATATCTTCCTCCAAATAATTTATAATTTACATAGCCATGCATTGAAAGGGTAAGCGTTTTTTGAAACCTATAACGCTCATCCAATGAAGATTCTTCCTTGAATTGAATGTTGAAACCATTGATTCTTATAGGAAGTTCTTCTTGTCCTTCTTCATATATAATATATGCTTCACCATTGTCAATTCTAATGTCTTTTATATGCTCTGCTGAAACAAGGTAAAACACATCTTTTAGTTTACTGTATGAATAACGACAAGTACCACTCGATTTTTGTAAATAATCTGAAACTGCCATATATGTATGTTTATTTTAGATGATTCACGAGCGAATGCTCGTGAATCCAATAATAATTTTTAATAAACATATTAAAATGGGAAAGATAGTTATAAAAGATGGTATAAAATGGGATTATGACCCAATTTGGAACAGATATACATATATCGAAAAGGTTGTTGAAGAAAAACCAAAAAAGAAAGCAACAAAAAAAGAGGAAGATGAATAAATCTTCCTCTTATTTTTTTTTTCTTTATTGCTTTAATTAAGATGCAACAGCAGAAAGCAATGTAGAAACTGCTTCACCACTCAATGGAAGTGGGCTTTCAGCAATATTACCTGCTAATACAATCTGAAGACCGTTTGTATCAGAGCCACCAGCAAGTGTTGCTGTCTCAGCCTCCAATGGGCTAATTCTACCAAATCCAAGATAGTTACCATCAGCAGTCTTTACAACTACGAAGTAACGACCAAGTGCAAGGGCATCCAAAGAGCCATGCATACAAGCATCATACTTACCACTTACATTGAAGGTAATAGATGCATTTCTGTACTTGTTACCATTATCCTCAACTACAAGAGTGTCCTCGAAAGAAGCACTGTTCTTAGCTGGTTCTACATGATATACAGTTACACCTGTAGTAATAGCTGTGATACTTTCGCAGCCAGCAGTATCTGCTGAAATTGCAGGAGTCTCTCCACTAAAATCTTCATAGTTGATAAGATAAAGGTCAACTATTTCAGGAAGGCTATAACCACAAGATGTAGTTTTGGTTAAATTTCTATTTAATTTACAAATAGCCATAATTATATAATTATTTTAATTTCTTATTTTCTTTTTTAAATGGAGGTAAGCCGTATTACTTACCTCCGCTTGCGTTTATATTAATGGTTTTCGTTAATTAAGCAGTTTTGCCAAAAACGAATAACTCAGGAAGTATAATACCAACTGCTATGTTTGAGATAGCAAGAACCCTAAACATGTTGTCGCCAGTAGTCTCTCTCATATCAATAAGTTTATACTCGATGTGACTATCAAATGTGTCATAACCAAGAACAAGATTTCTTGCTGGGCCAACTATGATAGTATTTTTGCTCTGCATTGTTGGAACAACCTCAAAGCCCATAATGAAGATACGACCATTCTCTCTTGCATAGTTAGAGAATACTCTGTTGGTCTGTACATCGCAGCACAACTTTCCTAATGCAACCTCAAGAACTCTAACATCCTGATGGTTCATAAAGATTTTGTAACCTTCTGTATCAACCTCTGCATTTCCTGCAACCTCAAGAGCCTTGTCAATTGCTGACTCAACCTGAGCAACTACATTACCAACAGTGATAGCACTGATTGTTAACTGATTATCTGATGGAATAGCACCAAGCTTCTTCTCGATACCATCAACAGCCTTCAAATAAACCTTTGAAGTTCCTGTATAACCAGTGTCACCCTTCCAGAAAATTTCCTGATATTCCTTAGCCATCTTCTGACGAAGTTTGCCAAAATACCAGTCACCAAATGTCTGTGGGATTCCACCTCTTAAACTAATTTCAGTCTGGTCAACAAGGAAAGTGTTCCAGAATGTGTCATAACAGTTCTCTTGGTTAACCTTGATTGCTGCTGGCTCAATGAAAGCCTCTGCCAAAGATGCAGAACCAGCTGGGGTGAATGGACAAGTATATAACTGCCAAGCATCACCAATCTCACCTGTATACATCTTCATCTTACCCTTTACACCGTCCATAAAGGTAATACCATACTGACGAAGGTCTATATCATAAATATCTTTTGAAAAGATTTCCTGAGCTTCTTTTCCACAATATGTAAGACCTGATACATTTATGAAATTTGCCATAATTAATTATGTTATTAAATTATTATTTTTTATTTTTATTTTATTTAAACATACTACATTTTTTTTTGCTAGGATATGTATGTTCTCATTGTCTCTCTCCAAGCAGCATATGTGTCCTTTGGATTAGGTTTTGCAGTGGTTGAAACTGGTTTTGCAGAAGGGGTTTTACCCAAATCCTTAATCTTATTTTGAAGACCTGAATTAACCTCTTTCAATGCCTCAATCTCTGCTTTGAGGTTGTTGATAAGTTCCTCAAGATGATTATCTTCCTTCTTAGGCTCTTCCTTTGGCTCTTCAGGCTTGTTTTCAGCCTCTTTAGGCTCTTCTTTTACCTCTTCCTTGACAGTTGTAGGCTCATCAGATTTTGGAGCCTCTTGAGGCGTTTCTGTAGGCTCATTTTGAGGTGTTTCTGTTGGGGTTTGTTCCTCCAAATCAATATTGGTAGGTTCAATTTCGCCTGGCTCTTCTTTTTTGCCAAATGCTTCTGCAAGGACTGCTTTCATTTTAGTCCAAAAATTCTCATTATCTACTTCCATTGTATTATCGTTTTGTTTATTAAATTCTTCCAAATGTATTGCACTTTCAACACTGAATCCTTTCAATTCACCTGATTTCACTCTTTCCCAAGTATCAATGTTATTTACCTTCATTCCAATCATCCAAGTGTTCTTTGGAACATTGAAACCAAGAGCATTTGCCTTGTCTTTGTATGGGTCTTCAACAATCCAACTTTCAGCAACGAAAACCTCATCAACATTTTCCTCATGCTGTAAGTTTACCTCATGCTGACGATAGTTTTTCATAAAATCTTGGCTCATCTTTACAATACTTTCCTCTGTAAAGTTGATGTAGAACTCTTGTTCGCCATTATTACGATATATATCCTTATTTGGAATAAGAGCAGGGCCATAACAAATGTGACGTTCATCAGATGATAATTTTACTTCAACCTCATCTTGCTTTGATAATGCCACATAATCCTCTTCAATTGCAGGCTCAGATACCATTGAAATCTTATAAGTTTCGCTGTCTAAGCCAACTTTGTATTTCTTGATTTTTTTAGCCATAATATGTACATATTTTTATAAACATATTTATAACAAGTAATTAACGTTTCTTAACGAAGGAACGTGCGTTTTTTAAACGCACGTTCCACAATCATCAGTCCTTGAATTAGGTAGCGAATCTAAGTGCCCGGCACCAATGACGTATATTTTAAACAGTGTATTTCCTTTGAATATCAATTATAATTTTTGAATTGGCCTTAACTAGTTCCCTGAATAGTGCATTATATGTTTTCCTTGATTCAGTTACCATTCCAACCTTGGTGTTCTTTCCAACAATCAAACAACCCTCAGTATCTTTTGAAGTATTACCACTATGTATTCTTATACCGCTATAGCCTTTTACACCATCAATTAATGGCATTTGCTTTTTATATTTTGGTGAATATGTGAGATATACATGGTATATACCTGTTGGAATAGCAGTTTCTCCTTTTACCTTCTTTTTCAATATTTCCTCTTCTGTCATTTTGTCATCAAGGCCTCTGTCAGTGTCCTCAATTACATCGCAGTAGTAAACCCCATCAATATACAACTTACCAATGCAATAAGTTGGTCTATTCGCTATTCTAATCAATGTTAACCTCATCTTTATCTATATAATAGCCTTCTGGACTCGCAGTCCAAATTATTCTTCCTTGGTTAATCCCATTATAATAAAACGTATATCCATATGGAGCGACATATTGATTACAGTAGGGATTCTTATATTGTATTAGTTTGTTCATCCCTTTTTTTTATAATGTAATAATTATTTAAGTTAATTGTGCCATATATATGATTGCCATAACTGGTTCCACAACTTTCAAAAAAATATTCATCAGGTATAGAATATTCAATTATATCATTGTATATTTCCTTTTTCGTTATTTCAACGTTTAAAGGATTATGTATTAAACCCATATTACTTCACTTTAAACATATTATTTTTCAAAAAAAATATGGAACTCTTACATTACTGTTGGAATCCCATATTTAATCATTGGCTCATAAAACTTTACATAGTTTTGCCAACACTTTCTTAACATCTTCTTTACCTTTCTCATATTATTTCAATTTTAAGCGTTATTTAAGCCTCTCTGAGAGGTTTTCTATAAACAGATGGATAGTTTATAGGGTGCGTCCATTTTAACGCCTTAAAATCAAAATATGAGCGTTTTGTTGAGATTTATCAATTATAGGTCAATTGAACCTCCTATTCCTACATATGGTGTAAGTTCTTTTGATTTGAAGCCATAGCCATATCCTGCTTGCACTCCCAAATGGAATCTATTCCAAAAAGTTTTTTTCTTTTCAATATACTTGGTAATCTCGATTGTATTCGTTTTTATAATTTCTGATTTTTTCAAGTTGAGATTGATTGAGTCTACATTGCTTTTTATACCACTGATAAAAATCTGAAGTTCTGCTGTGTCCTTGTCGCATAAAAGGGTATCTTGATAACGTTTATTTTCTGTCACTAGTTGAATTGTATCACCATTTTTATCAAAAACTGTGTCAGTCTTTATTTTGACAACCTCTTTTGGAATAAGTTCTTTTATTTTGAAAGTGTCAGTACGCCATAATGTATCAACCTTTTCAATTCTTACAGTATCTATCTTATTTATATTAAAATATTTATTTAATATATATTCATGATTTATATTTATATAATATATTAATAAAGATAATATAGATAATATAATAGCTATATATATTATTTTATTATTCTTCATCTTCAGGTATTTCTTCAACATCACCATTATTTCTTATAGTCTCCCTTTGTCTAATCATTCTCTCAGTATGAGCAAGATGTTTATCAATGTTATGCTTCATTATTCTAGTTTCAGCATTAAAGTACATTGATACGCCAAACACTGCTGCTGAATATGTCATTGCCTGACCAAGTATCCAGAGTATTGATTGTTCGCTTAAAAGAAGAGGTACAAATGCTGCAATGCCTGTAAGCGTCCAACCAAGGGTAAATGCTGCGCAAGCACTTATAATAGCCAACTTCTCTTTTATATTAAGGTCTTTAAATGTTATTTTCATTTCTATTTTATTTAAACATATCAACAAAATAATGTAAAAAGAATATCGTGATACGCTTTATTAGCGTATCACGATAACAAAAACATATTTAACGAATAAACTTTTTTAAAGTCCTGCAAGCGTTTGAACTCTTCTTACATCTTCCTGTTTATTTGTAATGTCTACCACACTTACAACTACAGGCCTATTCGAATAATTTTCAAATGCAGACATTAGTCTATCATCAAGGTCAATGTTGTTTGAAAGAGTAGGAGGTATATAACCGCCATCTGCAAATTTTGCCTTTGGAGACATTTTCATTATGTTCTTCTTAACACTTCCAGAAGAATAGAATTCCAACATATCGTTAACATCAATTTTCTTTTTCTTTGAGTTAACAAACTCTAGTAAATCAATATTCTTTTCTGTGGTTAATCTGTTTGTTATGAATTCTCCGCCTTCTATTTCTGCTCTTCCTCCTAGAACCTTAATTCCACCGTCTCTGTGTCTGTTTCCAACTGCAACACCACCATCAAGTTGTCCGCCCTTCGCATAAGGCTTATTTGCTGCCATAATTGCAAGTTGTGCTGCTGTGGTTGATGCTGCAAGAGCCATCATTGGAATTGCAGGTATTGGCCATGTATTTATTGCTGCATATGTAACAGCCATTGCGCCATTAACGATTGCTTGAAGCTTATCTCTTTCATACTGAGCCTTCTTCCTTTTCTTTTCAAGGTCTTCCTGCTTTTTCTTATTTCTTTCTTCTTGTTTTTGAAGATTTTCTTTTTCCTTCTGCGCTCTTCTTTCAGCCTCCATTTCAGCATTTAACTGGTCAATAAGATGCTGTCTTCTATCGCCTCTGGATGTTGCAAGTTCATCTTCAATGGAATCAATTGTTGACTTATATTGACTAATAATATCTGCTTGTTTGCTAAGTTTGTCTTGAATCATTTCATTCTCCTTATCAAGACGCTCTTGTTCATCGTCAAACTCATTATCTTCCATTTGCCATACGGCTTGCATAATGGTGTTGAAAGAGTTTAAAGTCTCTTGCAAATACATCTGAATCGACTGCATAAAGTCTGCCACAAGCATTTTCTGTTTTTCCTTAACAGATTCTGATGTATCAGTCACTTCTTTCTCTATGTCATTGAGTTGGTTAAGTGTCGCATTATAATTTTCAGGAGAAATTAAACCATTCTTAAAATCATTACTTAACTTTTCCCTATCTCTTCTAATTTTGTCTATAGTAAAGTCTGTTGCTGCTAAAATTTCCCTATAATTTTTCTTGGTTGCAGTAGCATTTACAACACCCCAACCTGCTTTATCAGTTACAGGGTTCTTTGAAGCCTCACTATTTATTTTTGAAAGGAAATCCCTGTAGTTGCTTAATTGCTTATTGTAATAGGCTTGGTTATTTGCCTCTCGTTTCTTAAAACCTTCATTTTCAATTTGTATAATCTTCTGATTATTTTCCTTGATAATTTGATTGGTTTTATCAGCATACTGTTTCCTTATTTCAATAAGTTGGTTTTCTGTTTCTTTTAATTGTTTCTCCAAAGATGTTTTGAGGTTGTCATAATAGTCTTTGTATGTCTTTATTTTTACACCATTTTCTTCCTCAAGTTTTTCTATTTCATCCTTGTGTTCTTTTCTAAAAGATTCGGAAATCTTCTTATTTGAAACATTTGTCATGTTTTCAATAGCAGAAAGGGCATCGTTTGTATCTCTTACTCTTTTTTTAAGAGCATCTTCCTCCGTTTTAAAATTCTTCCCATTCTCTTTGAGAAGACGTTTCCTTTCCTTATCAGCAGCTTCAATTTTTAAATTTTGTTCCTCAACTAAATTAGCGTTAACCTCATTGATATATTTATCGTAATAATCTTTTAATGCATCATATCTGAATTCAAATGAATTTTTTAAAGATGCATTCTCCTGATACCCAAACGAATCAATTATTTCAAGTTCCTTTTTATAATGCTCTCTTATATAATCTTCAACCTTGTTATAATCTATCTGAAGTTCGCCAGTTTCTAAGTTTTTATAACCTAATTTTTCTTTTACTTCTTCTGATAAAGTTGAAACATAGTTATCAAGCCATTTGAAATATTCCTTAATTTGCTCTTCAGTTTGTGCTTTATTTTTCTCTACACTGAAAGTATTAGCAAACAGTAAATCTTCTTGCTTTAGTCCTTTTGTTTTTGCTTGATACTCAATGTTTGTTGTTAAGGTGTTGTTTAAAGGCGCAATATCCTCTTGTATTGACCTAACATATTCATTTATATCGTTTATTTGTAACTCAAGTTCCTTGGTATCAATTTGAAAACGTATTTTTTTAATCTTTTCAGAATAATCATTAACAGTTTTTGTTAATTCTGCAAGGTGGTCACTTATGGCTTTAGCCCTTTTCTGAGCATATGTTTCCTCTGTTAATTCTATAAGTTTGCTAACTTGATAACCATTTTCCTTTATCTTATTAATTGTCTGACGTTTTTCCTCATCCAATTGCATAAGAGTTTTATTAAGACCATCTTGCATTGCCTCAATCTGCTTTCTGGTAATTTCCTCCTGCATTTTCTTTGCCGCATCAGCAGTTTTCTTACCATTTTTATCAATTTGAGGGGCAAAATCAAGTATCTGACTATCCGCAGATATTTCCCTAATCCTTTTTTCATTTGTTTTGAACAAGTTAACCAAATGGTCAAGTCTGCTCTGTATATCTTTTTCATTTTCTTCAGCTTTTTGTTTTGCTGATTTTCCAAAACCAAATGATAATGTATCGAGAATCTTATTCCACATTGTTCCTCCTTCTGCTACATCTCTCTGTGCTGCTAGGAGTTTAACATAATCCTCAGTGTATGCATTAAGAATGGCTTGGTTTTCTGCTTGTAGTTTAACAACTTCCGAATAACTTTCACTCTTTTTTATGAGAGCATTTTGCCACTCTTCAATAGATTTATATTGACCAAGCGTATCGCCATATTTGCTATTTAACTCATCAACAAGTTTTTTCTCCTGCTGTTTTGTTCCGTTGAAAGCCTTTAATCTATCAGATAAAGCAGATAATTCCAATCTAACCTTTGCATAATCCTTCTGACTATCTCTTAAACCATCAGCAAGTTTCTTTTGGTTTTCGAGGGCTTCGCTTTGCTTTGAAATTAAAGACTCTATACCACTTATAAGTAATGACACCGCACTGATAACAATACCAATACCTAATGCCTTTAATACAACGTTTAAAGCTGTTGCAGCCAAGCTTGCAGCAGTAAATGACTTAGCGGCTGTGCCTGCAGCCGCTGCTGAAGTATTTAAACCTGTTGCAGCAGTTTTTCCTGCTGTTCCTGTTGTTTCAAGAGTCGTTTGTGTTACCTTTGCAGTGGTATTAAGCCCAAATAACTTATTGGTGAAAGAATCAACAGCCTTGTTACCCTTTGAAAGCCATTTCCCAATACCTTCTCTTGTCTGAATTTGATTATTTAGTGTGTTGATGGAATTAAGAATGTTCTGTAATGCAACCAGTTTCTGTATTGAACGTTGTATTTCAGAATCATCAAAGCCAAATAATGCTGAAAAACTCTGTGTAAGAGAACCAATAGCAACAATGGATTGCATTGTGTCCATTAGATTATCCATTGGCTTCTTCGCATCGTTGAAAGTGCTTTCCAACTCCATTACAGCTTGGCGCAACTCTTTGTATTCTTTTGTATTAGATTGGCCATTAACTGCCATAGCCTTAAGTTCATTATTCAATGTTCTTGAAGCCTCTCTAGCATTACTAAACTCTCTTACAGAATCACCAACTTGAACTTTAACCTTCTGCATTCCTTCTGCAACGCCATTAGCATAATTTCCAACATTTCTGCTAAATTGTCCAGTTTCTTCTTCGTATTTTTTTAAGTTATTGGTTAACGCAAGAGCCTTTTGGCCAAGTTCATCGAATTCTTTGCTTGCAACATCAGTATAGTTTCTGACAGTCTTTATATCAGCCAATTGCTGCTTCATTCCTGCCATTGTATTGGCATAATTACCCTTACTTAATCGCTCAGTAGCAGCCAATTTCTTTTGCTCTTCAGTTACCTCTTTTAAAGCATCCTTCTGCTTAACCAGCTCTTGATAATTCTCACTACGAGTCTGAGCAATCTTCTGTTCTGTTTGCTCAATCTGTTTAAGCAAAGCTTCCTCCTGAGATAATACCTTTGTATTACCCCCTCCTTTAGAAGATGCACTTGTTTCAGTGGCAACCTTAACAGTCTTGTTGCTCAAAGACTTAATCTTTGCATCAAGATTATCAAGTTGCTTGTTTAAACTTTCAACAGCACTTATGCTTTCTGTTAAACCATTTATAACTATCTTATAAGACTTTGTTTTTACATCAGCCATAATTTAAAAATATTTTTTTATAAACATATCAAAAACATATAAAACAAATGTAAAAAGAATATCGTGACACGCTAATAAAGCGTGTCACGATAACAGTGTTGCATCATCATATATTATAATTTCTTCATTATTTTCAATGTGGTTGGGTTATTTCCTCCTGGGTCAAAACCCTCAATTGAAACAGGATAATAAAGGTCATTGTCAAAATGAATCATTGCTCCATTCTTAATCATTTTATATTCCTCTGGAGATAAATATGCCTCAACCTCAACATAGTTTGAAGCCAAATATGGGGTTATGTTGAAGAATTGCAATAATGAATCCTCAGTTGTTTTGTATGAGAGATTTAAACCATCATATAAGTTGCTTGTGGAATAGATATTAACAACCTCAACAGGATATGTGTTGCTTGATACTGTTACACCACTATTCTGAACAGGCTTATACCAAAACCTCTGAGCCAATCCATAACCATCATGCTTCATTGATTCCTCATAATTATACCCATCAATCATATAAGTGTATTTTGAAATAACAGGTATTCTTAATGTTGCCAATGGGTCATTTTCAATCTGCCTTTCACTATCTCCAAAATAATAGAAATTATCATACCAAGTATAAGAGAATTGAAGTGTTTTTTCTGACTTATTCGTTACATATGTATCATCATTAAGAGGTATTACAGTATATCCACTATCAATATACTTCTGCCAATCAGATTCATTCATCGCAGATTGACCATATTTCTCAATAACGCTCTTCTCAGCACCCCATTCATCAGTATCAATCTTATACTTTACAGCCATTGAAGCAGGATAATCAATTCTTGATGACTCAGCATCTGCTGAATTAACCCTGTTATCAATATCCACTGCCGTTGGAATATCTCTATTTAACTTTTTCTTCTTATTTATCTCTACAGTATTGCCATATTGCGTAATCTCAAAGTTAAACGCATCTGCAATGTTCTGTACCCATTCTGATACCTTCTTCTCCTTATTCAAGAAATTGCTTAACCTTAAATCATAGTCAAACTGACTCTCCAAATTATAATCATTCTGGCTGTTCGCATATAAAATATCATAAGACTTTGGAGAAAAAGCTGTAATCTTAAGATGAGCATTCGTTGTCGTTGAATAGTTTACATCGCCATAGTAATTCTCATATGACCTTTGAACAGCATATAACTGCAATATGTCGTTCTTATAAAGGTATACAATGCAGTATATCTTTCCATTCATAGAGTTTGCAGTGGAATTAACAGAACTATCAGGGGCATTGTAATACGAGTTCTCATACTTGCTCGTTCTTTCATAATTTAACGTATCGCCACTCTTGGTAACATATAAATATCCAGCCTGCTTATAAAATGATTCCATCTTCTCAGCATATGACGTTGACCAGGAATAGCCATTCTTAATAACACTTGGATAACCATAATATAATGAAGACATTCCACATATGAAGGTATCTGATACAGCAGGGTCATAACACATTATCTCACCCATATTCTGCATATATCCCAATGTTGACCTTGAATAATCTCTATCCTCAGAAGTGGTTGAACCTCCTGCTCTGGTAGATGGATTTGTTCTGCTTCCACCTATTGTTGAACGCTCATCTACTGATTTGCCTGCTGTTGCTCTGTTTCCTCCCCATTGGGAACTTGTATTCTTCAATGAAAGGTCATTAACTTTTGTTGGAAGTGCTGCGTTATAAGGGTCTTCATGAGGGAAATCTGTAACCCATTGCCTTATATTGCTATGCCATCCTGTTGAATCAGAGTACATCGTATGATTTGGATTGCCATCAACATACTGAATATTCTGTCTTCCCTTGATTAATTCAATGTTATCAGAATAATTCCTTACAAGATGTATCTCAAGAGGTGTGTTCTCAAGGAAACTTGGTGTTATCTGTATATCTTCATCATACATTTCCTTGTTTCCGACATTTATAAGGTGCGTTGTTGCTGAAAATGGAGAGGTTGTATTAAGACTTGATGTTGCGGTCAATTCAATCTTATAAAAACCATCAGCAGGAATAACAATAAGATGCTCATTTGGTTGATACATATATGATGGCCTGTTTGGATTCACCATTGTAACAGTACCTTCTGCAAGAAAATTATATAAGTTAATCGACTTGAAATTATAATCACTAACAGATGACACACCTTGCGATACTTCTTCCCTTGATAAGCCTGATACGGCAAAATATGGGAATTGAAGTTCCTGTTGATAGCCTGTCCCACTGGTTGTTAATGATACATTCAAATCAACAACACCAAAATTTGGATGGCCAAGATTATACGTTGGAGCCTGTCCATCAGCAAGATTCGTTGACATATATATGTTATTAAGCCTATTATCATTGAATACATCACCAATGACAATCTTATCCTTATATTCAAAGCATTTTCTTAATGTTTCCAACATCCTTAAACTTGGTGAAAAACTCTCAACATACCATCTATTGTATTTATCAAGGTCAAACTTTGATGTATATGACTTTGATGTGCTGTCACTCTTTGTTGTATCATCAGCCTTTTGAAATGCACCATATGATATAAGAGGAAATGTAACATCTGTTGAAGACATTGCATTTATTTCATTGATGCTTGCAATGCCCTCAAATGGAACATACCATTTTGGGTCATCCTTTGTTCCAGATATATCATATAACGTTGTATCGCCAAATATATCTTCCAGAGAATATACCTTTATTGATACCAAATTGCATTTATATTCCTTATCCTTATAACCATTCAAGGTAAGAGAACCTTCAAATATCAATGTGCCATCAGCATAGACCTCGGCATTAAACCTCGTTCTAAACTTATTCAGCTTTGAAAGATTATTCGCATAATCAAATATCTTATCATTGGCTGGAGTTGATGGTATGGATAATTCGAAACTATACTCAGCCTGAGTGGAACTTATCTTCTCAGGATTATATAATTCATTTTGAAACCTTAAGTTAATGTCCTTCTGATTTATCTCCAAACGCTTACCATTAACCAAAATCTCCAAATAATGTTCCTTATATATCATAATAAATATTTATATTAATGGAACGTGCTCAAAGAGCACGTTCATCTTATTTAAATAAGTGAAGGTTCTTGCGAATAGTGATACTTTACAGTTGCCTCATATATGTTATTCTGGTCTGTTTCATCCACTGAAACACTATCAATTATAATGGCATACTTCTCACCATTTATCTCAGTCCAGACATTCGCAGATTGAAGCAAATCATTGAAGATGTACTTTCCATCATTTTCGAACAAATGAGACTTCAACGTTACAGTGTACTTCACCTCATTGTTATATACCTTCTCCAGTTCATTCATATCATCAGTGTAATAGCCAAAAATGTTCTTCTCATATGTTGAAATATCAACATCCCTTGTTTCAGTCTTCTGACCAGTGAAATCGAAGAAACTAATGCCACCATATGAATTCCTCCAGAGGATTCTCTGATAATACTCAGTTGCCTTGATTGGCTTTATAACGTTGTATCTAACAGGTGGAAGACCACCAATAGTAATATCTATGTAAAAAGCTAGAGGGAAATAAGCATTACCACTATCATTAAGAACTATACTTAAATCATCTATTGAATTGGTGTTACAACGTAGACTTCTTTCCCTAGTAGGTGTTATCTTTTTAAACGCTGAATCAAGATAATCTATTTTCAGGGTATATCCTCCTGAATTACCAGTGAATAATGATAAATCAACTTTGTTTTCATACAGGTATAATAAAGTATTGTTTGCAAATTCCCTTTCCTTACCTCTTGAGAAGTTCTGAGCATATGAAAATCCATTTGGTATAAATTTCAATCCCTGATTAACCATGTAACCAACACTGATGTAATTGGTATCAATGCTTCCAACTGCGGAATATTCGCCATTGCTCATGATTGAACTGACATTCAATGTATATGGCTTTAATTTGCCATATTCAGCAAATGTTGTTAGCACTGGAGATAAATTAAAGGATGTTTCAGTGCCATAGAAGTTCTTCTCAAGCGTTGTAACGTAGTCACCATCACTATACACATCTACGTCAATTTTTGCGCCCACAAGCGAAGAATTTGCACTACCAGCGATAACATAAGTTGAGTAATACGTACTTTCAATATTTGTTTTGAAGAAATCATTGAAACTTGTCCAGAATGAACCAATATTCCTTGCCTTTAATTTAACGCAAGGTGTGCCATTCCTCGTTGTATTCTCAATCAAGAAATTCGCAGCAACAGTTGGACAATTTCTTATTGCCTTTGTCAAAGAAGCTATGGTGGACAAAACGCTATCACTAATGTAGAAATTCTTGTTAATGGCATTACTAGGAGTTATGACATTTGTTACAGTCTCTCCCATAATCTCAAACCACCACTGATTATCCTGAGTCGTTGCCCCCTTTAACGTTGATTGAATCATTATATACACCTCAGCATATGTTCCACCTTCCTTACCATATATGGTCAATATGTTTGGAACATCAGTCAGGGTGATTAGGTTTGATACACTTTCGTTGTTATATCTTATTCCATTCATTATTTAAAAAAATTATCAATTTTATTCATTATTGCATCAAATAGTTCATCAAACCATTTGTCAATATAGTCATTTAACTCTGGTATCATTTTCGTTAAATCACCTTCTTTGTCGTATATCATAAATGGCCTTGCCTTAATGCCCTTCTCAACAATGCTTCTGTATGCAATCCATACAGCCTTGTTACCAGTATAACCGCCAATTGAAATGTTTTTTTTCCTAACCCACTCAATTAAACCCTGTACCAACTCCGATGTACTGCCATGTTTTCCTTTACCAGGAACCCATTTGCCTTTTTTATTTAACTTTTCAGGCATATTTGGTCTACCCTTAGCAATATATTCCCAATAATCAGCAATGTAAAGAGCAATACCATCTTCTGTTGTTGTGACTTTCATACCTTTCTTCATATCAGAGTCAACCAAAGTGTTTTTAGGCACCTTGGTATTCACACCATACTCCATAATCCTATTCTCAAGTATGCGTTTAACAACCTCTGCAAGTTCAATTAATGCATCTTTTACATCCATATATTAGCAACCACTTCTAGGCAACTCAATTGGCTTCAAATCAATGTCACCAATCTCACTTATGTTTAAATCAATCTCTTTGTCTGGCTCATCCTCATATGGCTCATCATTGAAATTGTCTTCCAATGTACATAAGTCAACAGGATTTGGCATTTCCAAAACAAGGCTTAATTTGACTCCTGCTGCGTTATCATCAGTGTAATGGCTAACTGTAAGGATTGAGTAATCATAAACCCTTAGAACGCCTTTTAAAGCCTCCATAACGTCGATATAAGCCATTATGTCACAAGCAATGGTATAAGCATTGTTCTGAACATCCAAAATGGTATTCTCATCATCTGTAAACCCTAGAATGTATATCTCAAATCTTGCTTTGAAAATATTGGTTGTAATGTTCAACTCATGCAATGAAATATCATCCACATATACTTGATAGTATTGATGGTTGTTCTGAGCATTATTGTATATATCACTCTGATATTTGAAAGTTCTAACACCCTTATGACGAAGAGATATATCCTTTAATATATTAATAACGTCTTTCAACATATAATTTTTTTATTAAACATATGAATTAAGGATAATTAACTCAAAATATTTGGAATTGATGTTTTATTTGAGTATCTTCCAGCCATCCAATACAAAAGACGTTGTGAAACGTTGATTACTATCTTTCATAGTTGTTTAATTTAAGTTAACAAAAAAGGGTAGCAGCGGCTACCCTTAATTATTTATGCTACATAACATTATCTGTGTTTGCTCTTTGCCTTGCGAAGCGTTTCTTGAAATGCATCTTCCTGTTCTTGCATTTCACCCTTTTCAATCAAATATGATAAAAATTGAAAATAATCACTTAAATAGAATTGATAGATTTCTCTAACTTTTTCAATTTTTTCATCGCAGATTTCATAGAGCGTTTTGAGATTTCCCCACTTTTGTGCAAACTCTCGATATTGCTGCGAGTGAGGCTTATGGCTTCCTCTATTCTGGAAGATAATAGGATAGGAGTCTGCAACGTTATGTAGCAATTTATAAAAAAATTCACCAAAGGTAATACATTAACTACAGGCTGTTCCTCAAACATCTTTATCCTATCTTCTAAAACCTCATTCTCAAAATGAGAATCATACTTCTCACCTTCTTTCCTAAACAGTATAGCCAATATCGCAGCATAATTGTGAGCGTCATCCTTAACCAACGTATCTACTGCTATATATTCACCTACCTTTAACTTCTCAGTAATGTTTGCTGTATAAGTTTCTCCAGATATAACAATCTTATTACTAGGCTCACCAACATCAGGAGTGGTTGTAAGAAATATCAAATGGGTCAATATGGTATCAAGAAACTCTGCTGGTAACTCGTTTATCTCATCTTCTGTCTTATTGGTAAGAATATGCAAAACGTCTCTCACATCAAACTTCTCATCCTTATCCTTATAATACTTCTCAATCTCTTGATATACCTTTAATGTTATATCATCCCATTTGGTAGGAACTTTCCATTCTCCAAAATCCTTTATAATATCCTTATCTTCCATATTAATGTATTTTTTACCAATGTTATCGTGCTACAAAAGTAGCACGATAACAAACTAATTAAATAACTAATTTATTCCATCCATTATTAACAAAAGCAATGCCTGGAGAACCTGATAACTTGAAATCATTCCTGCATTGCAAACATATTCCCAATGATGTAACAGTATCGTCATGATAACCATCCCTTGCAGCATAGGTAATATTTCCACTTTTGGTAATTTTAAAACTAAATGTGCTTAATTCTGAGTATAATAACCTGTTATCTTCCTCAAAATGTATCTCATTGTTAGCAATATCGACTGCCAGAAGAGATATGTACTGCTTTTTCGTCTCATTTGTTGTTGTAAAACAGTGGAAATTGCCCTTATTTATGAGTTTTTTCCTTATTTCATTGGCCATAACCTCACCAATTGAGTTATTTTCAATATATGTGGCAACCGGATGATATTCATTGATGATTTTTGCAATTTTATCATACTTTATATCCAAACTTCCATCAATTTTCAACTGCTTTACCTGATTTTCAGCATTAATAATCGAAACAATGGTGTTATCTTCACCAACTGAAGAGGGGTCAATCCCAATCCAACACCTTCCACCTGAATAATGACCATCAAAACAACTCTCAAAATTTGGAAATACTGTTAATGCATTATCCAGGAACTCAACCTCAAACTCCTGTTTGAACGCAAGCGGAGGATAACCCCTCTTTAACTCTTCAATCTCTTCCTTGGTAATCAAATCATCATCATATATTGAAGCGGTTAACTCCCTATATCCCTTCTCCTGGTTAAATGCCTTTAAATAAAGGTCATAATACATTCCCTGTCTTCCATTTGGAGTTGATATAACCAATACCTTTGGCTTCCTTGCTTTTATAATTGGGAATATGACATTATAATAAGGGTCTTCTCCAGATGGCAACTCCCTTGGAAAGAACGCTGCTTCATCCATTACCAATAATCCTGATACTGTATTACCTCTGATTGATACTGGAGATTCCATTGAAAAGAATTTTAATGTTGCACCATATATTGATTCAATTTTTAAATCTGATGCATTCGCCTTTTTAATTATTCCTGTAGTTTCCAATAATGATACCAACTCAGCAAAGACCTTCTTACCCTGAGCAAATGTTGGTGATATATATGCGTTAAATGTATTGGGCTTGCAAAGATATTCAATCATCATTATTTCAGCAAATACAGTTTTGCCACACTGTCTTGACCAACGAGCAATCAAAAACTGTGTGGCATTGGAATGCAATATATCATATGCTTCCTTTTGCTTTCTGGTTAATTGAATATTGAAATTAATTTTCATCCTTTTTATCAAATCCAAAATTTACAGTAACTCCACCTTCCTTGTCACTGTTTATCTGAATCGCAGTCTGGGGCTCTTTCCTTTCAATTCCAAATATCCTTGACATTGAATCCAATATTCCCCTCGCATTATATAAGTCACCCTTCTTTACAGCCTCTTCCAATAAAGCCTCATAACGGCCATAAAACATCTTCCTTAACTTCTCAGCCTCAATGTCAGTGTCAACTGCAAATCTATCAAGGGCTGCATTGTAATAATAGGCTGCTGTTCTTGCTGCAAGAGGCCTCTCCATTCCATCATATACTCCCTTTGTTATCTTGTCAATAACAACACTCCTAGATACACCATTGGCAATATCACAATAACACTGCTCTACCAAAGCATCAGCCTTGTTATACTTATCAGTTAACGTTGGCATCCCTTTTGTCAAAGGAGTCTTCTTTGCTTTCCTATCTGCCTTTGATTTATTGCCATGTGATTTTGCCAACATATATTACTCACTTTTCTTTGGAGGTCTACCAGGACGTTTCTTTTCCTCTACAACCTCCTTATTTTCATCTGATGAAGAATTATTCACCTGAGCATCTTTTAACGCCTCCTGAGCCATTTCTTGACGTTTTGTAAGTTCCTTGAAATGGTTTAATGCTGCTTCCAATTCCTGTATTCTACCTCTTAAACAACTGCCACAATTGGTAACATTTACATTCTTCTCCAATACTCTGTTATAAACCTCAGTTACCTGTCCACCATCTGCGTAATAACCTCTATTCTTGATGTCTATGAATTTTTCAATTTTCTCAATATCTTCCTTTGTAAATTTCATAATTTAATATTTGATAGCATATCGTGGTCTTTTGACCACGATATTTATTATTTGAAATCTTCCAATTTAATTGTTTTATTTTTTTGATTAACCCACATTGCGCCAGCATTCAATATTGCTAATATTAAACCTGCAATTAATACCACCCATAACTTGAAACTAATTCCAATTGCAATATATATTCCAACCAATAGCCAAAAGGTAAGACATAAGCGACATTGGAAGGGTTTGTATTCCAAAAACTCAGGTACATTATCCTTCTCTGTAAACCACCAAGTGAAATAACTAACCACCAGGAATATAATAAATACTGCTATAAATTGAATTAATATTTCCATACATACTTTTAATTAACATATATTATTAAAGAATTTCGCCATATATTGCATCAAATTCCTTTCTTATATCCTCTTGTTTCACATTCTGTTTCAACCAGTTCTTACAATCAACAACCTTCTGCCTTACTCCCTTTATACCTGTATGTTCGCTTAACTTCGCATAAGTCATATTGGTAAATGTCTTCATTCTGAATAAATAGAAATGCTCACCATCAAAATGCTCTTCAACCTTTTTCAACAGGTATAACGTTGCGAAGTCTTTGTATAAATCTGATTTCAATTTCTCTTGCTCTGTTAACTTTGAATTCTGATACCTTTCATTCGCCTGAGATAGATTGATTACATTGCCATCCCTTTTCTGGTTCCTTGCATATTGCGTTTCCCTTTGAAGGTTTTGTTTAAATGCCATGAAGAAATAATTCTTCATTCCCTTCTCTGATGTGTCTTTCATATATCCTTGTTTATCAATTAACTTATAGCATTTAAGAATTGTATCTTGGAATATATCAGCATCAAACTTATAATTCTTATTATTGCAAAACGCTAGGAATGAATTATATATTTCTTGATAATGGTCATTGATGTAATTTATAAATAGTGTAGCATCATTCATTTATATTAAATCTTCTCCTGCTTTCTTTATTAAATTGTGGTTGGAATCAAAGATTGCAGCATCCTTTATGTATAATCCCTGTCTGTTTCCAAATTCCAATGCCTTATAACCTTTTGAATTAATCTTCATATTAATGTATTTCTTTGGCCTGGTTGAGAGTTTGGATAGGTTAAAGATAATTGTCCACCCATTAGCTAAGAAATTGATGTAGAGAGGTTCTAAGCCATTTATAGTGTCTAGTAACATATCTGCTATCTTATGGTCTTCAATGAAGATTGTTTCATCTACGTATTCCTTTCCTGTTTGTGAACATCCTGATATTCTGCCATCTTGAAGTAATACCTGATTTCTATTCTTTAACTCAATATTGAAATACCTTGTTTCTCCAAATCCATTTGTTGTATACCCTGTTGCATCAGTGTAATGTTTTACCTTTGATGGTGTAATCTCTGTAAATAGGTGTGCTTTCGCATTTAACTCTTCCAACTTCTTTAAGTCTAAATCTTCGTTTTCAACAAAATATTTGCTATTATTATCCATGATATATTGTTTATGATTCGTGCGCAAATGCGCACGCTTATTTACGCTTTTCTATATATAAATATTTGGTAAATTTCAAAAATACTCATTTTTTGAAAAAATATTTTTTATATGCGCCTACTGGTGCGACTTTAATAAAATATAGAAAGGTTAACTAATTGATAAATAGATATATAGAAGATATTAGATTATTATGACCATCATCATTATCTATATTTTTGTATATATATAAGTGCTTGATAATCAGATGTCGATTAACAATGTTTAACATAATATATTTGGAAAAACGAGACTAAAGACCTAAATTTGCTGCGTTAAATGAGACTGATAGAATTTAGTATTAATTTCAAATTTTAGATATTATGGCAAAGTTAAGTAGTGCTTCAATTCGTTTGGTTCAGAAGTTGAACAGGGTTAACGCATCAGGTGAGTGTCCCATATACATCATTGTATGTTACAGGGGTAGGAAGGAGAAGAGTACAGGTATAAGTTGTAGGGTAAGGGATTGGAATGCTCAGAGGGAGGAAATAAGGAAGGGTTGTCCCAATGCTCCTGTATTGAACAAGATGTTATATGACATTAAGCAGAGGGTTATAGAGAGGAAGAATGAGTTTGAGTATAATGGTAAGCAGTATACACCTTCAATGTTATTGGATGATGATATAGTATTGGATTTATCTGCCAATGGGAATTTATATTCAAATATATACAAGAATTACTTATCTGATATGGGTTCTTCTGGTAGTACCATTAGGTTATATGATTACACTTACAATGTATTGAAGAAATATTTTGGAAGGAATGATTTTTTGATTAATGATATAACATTGGCGAATATAAAGAAGATGATTAAGTCTTTGGATTTGGGAGATAATAGTATAAGGGGTATATTAGGTAGGATTGCTGCTGTATGGAATTATGCTATTGGTAAGGGTATAGTAGATGGTCAGGATTATCCTTTTAGGGAGTGGAAGTACAGTCAGAAGTTTAAGAAGGATAACAGAACGTATTATATTGATTCTTCAAATTTGGTAAAGTTAAGGGATTATTTTATTTCTCATTGTTTGGATATATCAGGTGAATTATTTGGTTATAAGTCAGGTATTGAAGATAGGTTAATGAAAAGGAGCAGTAAAGAGTTTGCTTTATGTTTTTTCCTTATGTGTTATAGGTTAAATGGTTCTTCTCCAATTGATGTTGCGTTATTGAAGGTTGATAATTGCAGTAGGGTTAATATATCAGGTGAAGATTATTGGAAGGTTGAGTTTAAGAGGAAGAAGACAGGAATTCCTGTTGTTTGTTTATTGAAGCGGGATATTATTACAATGGTTTGTTTTGAGCATTATTTGGGTAC